TAAAAAACACGATAATAGTTGGGAATGTTTAGATACCTTACTTCACGAAATAATCCATATAAAACAAGAAAAGTTTAAGGCTTGCTTAATAGAAGACGAAAGAGAATTTGAGGCTTATTTTGTTGAATATCTTTTTAGGGTGTTGAGGCGAGAATTAGTTAAAAGATTAAAATTAAATAAATAATATGTCACCAATCAAATTTTTAGAAGCTCACGTTTGGCTTCAATGGGTAGTTTTAGCTATTATTATTTTAAGATAAAATTATGGACAACACTGAACACATCAAAGACTTACTCTATGATATCCAAGACAGGTTGAGGCACATTGAAAGCCTTTTATTAGTTAAAGTCCCTAAAGACTTAGACTTACAGGCTTTATTAGAAAAAGAGCCGAGTAATAATAGTAATAGTGTCATTAAGGCACAGATAAAATAAAAGTATGATTAAACTAAGTGTAAATGAAGTCATTAAGACTTTAGATGGCGAGCCTATTAAAAACGAAAAAGCTGAAGTGATTACAGTTAAAACGATAATGGTCAACGCTCTCTGCTCCAGTTTTGAAGACGAGAAAGGACTGGATAATGTAGAAAAGATGAACCGCTGGGTCTTGGCCAAGAAAGTCAACGGGACTAAGGACGCATTGGAATTAAGTGTTGAAGACGCTTCTAAGATTAAAACTCTAGTCTTCAAGGGTTATGGTCTAGTCATCGCAGGTTACATTGCTGATTTAATTGATGGAGTTAAAGAATAGCTAAAAATTAGGCCTCCAGAGGGGTCAAGGTTACACGAAACAAAAGAACACGGTAAAATATACTACTGTATTCTTTTTTATTATCCTAGGCAGTCCTAGAGCTTATTACCGCTCATATCAAATTTATCGACAGAGTTCCACATCTCTAAGGTTACGGGTGTGGGAGTTGGGATATAATCAGTTTTTAATCGCATAGCTGAGTTTACTAAGACATCAACTGAGTCCCCGATATAAAGTCCTTTATCTTCAATATAAAGCCCTGTCTTTTGTCCTTCGCCTTGGACTAATTGATAAGCGTGGTCTTTTTTGAACATATAATTATTTAGTTTTTTAATTAAGCTGGGTTTTAAGATAGTTCCAAATTCGTAGTCCCAAGCATACTTTTTATAGACTTGTTCATAGTGGTCAAAAATCATCCAGTATTCTTTCCACTTAGCCCCATAGAGCATTACGGCGTGATTGTATTTAACACCTGTGCTAGAAGTAGGATTAAGTAAACCATTCCCAGTAGAATACAGAACTGTAACTTGTAATGGGGCTTCATATAGTTTGTTAAATATAAGTTCTTTATCTTGAGTGTCCACCCACTCCCTGTATAATGACCACTCAGTCAAGAACTCCTTTGCTTTATTGTAAGTTTCTTTAGGGATGTCTTTGTAGTATTCGTTCCAGCCTAAATCTGTGTCGGGGTAATAGTCTTCTGTGACCAATCCTAGATTACGAGCGGTGTCAAACACTTCTGATAAATGATTACCTTGTTTTGTAGTCCCTGAAGCCCTCGCTAGGAAGCGGTCTGAAAAGTTGATAAAGTGTCCATTCCCGTAATAATGTAAAGCCTCTAAGCAGTTAAGAAGTGAATAAGAGACGCACGCCATTCTATCAAACCCCCAGTGTGCCTGATACTCCACTGGGTCGGGGGTCATCCAAATACCTCTAGGGTTCAAAATCTTAGAACCTAAAGGAGTAAATCCCCCGACTACCCAATCGGATACTTTGGGTTGTTCTAGTATTAGCCCTGTCTTAAAGTTTGGCATATTTTATCAGCTTGTTTATAAAGATTATTATATCTAAACGACCGAATCCTTTGATAATAATCGTGACCCTTCGTATAATTCTTAATGTAAGTCATTAAGATTTGTAACTCAATTTTTAATAATTTTTTATTCATATTCACTTAAAACTGGGGTAAAGTGTTTAATTTATTAAGCTAAAACTTCACTAATATCCATTAGAACCGCTCCCTCTTGAGCTCGTTCTAATCTTTGTTTATCTAAGAGTAAATCAGCAATAGCTTCAAACTCTAAGACAAACTCTTTTCTAATCAAATCCTTAATTGCTTTATTCTGTTGTTTATCAGAAATAGAAGCGTCTATAATTGTAAGGACTCTTCCAGTCATAGCTTTAAGAGTTTTCTCTATAAAACTATAAGTGGCTAATTTATCACCTGACCAATCAGGAGTTAAAATATCAGTGGCTATTTCTGACACTTCATACTCTACAACTTTACCGTCCACAGAATTATTAGCAAGAACATACTTACTATAATATGGTTGGTGGATACAGGGTATATCCCTGCTTTTAACATTTGACATAACTTTACTTAACTGAACCCCAGTTTGAAATGAACAAGACGGGAGAGGGGTTTTTACGCCCCTCTTGATTTAGGATGGTAGTGTGGTGAGAATAAGTCCATATGAATAATTTTCTTTATTCATAAAGAAACTGGTCTTCCATAACTGCTAGTCTGGCTAGAGATACCCAAATTATATTTGAACATCTCTAGTCTGGCTAATAGTTAAGTATTTGGCAGAACGTGAACGTAATAATTGATATAAATAATCCCACTAAAAATATCCAAAACCATATAAGTATTAAGTGTAAAACTTCTTTGGCGTATTTTAGTCCCCTCCCTAATTTGTTATACATTTTTATTTTATTTGTGAATAAACCACCGCAGCTAAGATAATCCCCACTATTGTGATAACTGATTGTCTTAGCCAGTCATAACTTCGTGACTCAATCCTCGCTTCTAAGTTATTCAATCTCGTCTCGCTTTGTTTAGAAGCGTATCTATCGTCCCCTAACTCAAGTATCTCTTGTGGAATGCGGGCGATAGAGACTTTAATGTCATTCACCGAAGCAACTAAAGTATCTATTTTTTCAGCCATATTTTGTTGATTTAGTTTTAAGTTGTGAATATCTTTCTCCATACTATCTATTATTATTGATATAGTTGGCAGTTAATCCTAAAGCAACAAGAATACCATTTAATAAGATAGCAAGGTCGTTGTCTATAAATCCTTTCGTTAGGGAATAGGTAATTAGGAGGGCAACGATTGAGGCGATTGTCGTTTTCCTACCTCGTAAATAATCTAGTGTGGTTAAAATTGTTTGTTTCATAGTATTAAATTATTACTTCTTCATTACTAAGCTCGGCTGGCTCTACAAAAGTTTCTTTTGTAGGCTCAACTCTCTCGCTCACTAAAAGTGCTATACCTTTCTCGCTTTCCCAGACTGGTTTTAGTTTTTCAATCTCTGCTTTCTTAGCTTGGATAGCGTCAATCTCTTTCTGAATATTAGCGATACTTTGCTGATATTCTTTTTCTAAAGAGTCTAACTCTTCCCAAGAGCCTAGAGGTTTAGTGATTTCTTCTGTGACGAGTAATTTTCCCTCGTCATTTAATTGATAGTTCATATATTTGTTCATAATAATTGAAAGAAGTTAGTTGTGTTAGCTGGCGTTGCTACTGGAGAAACGGCAATCGTAATTGCTGTCCAAGTTCCCTCATAATGCGTTTCAAATGTTCCTGGATTTTCAGAAGAGGCGTTTAATTCTCTTGTGGCAACAGCAAGCACTGGCGGATAATCCGTTCCATTATTACTTGCTTTCCAAAGATTATTACCAGTATAATTTGTAGGATACGCAATTGGAGCCTCAGCCGTGCCATTTTTACAGAGAGCTATCCATAAGTAATCTTTTGCTCCACCAGACGGAGTTAAAGCATCTGGGTCAGGATTATAATTCATTCCTGTTGCACCTGTTGAAACTTCTGGGGCTCCCGAATGTCCTGTAATTCTAAAGGATATACCAGCTGAACGCCTCGCTGTACCGATTGTTATGGTTACGCTTGCTCCCTCACTACCACTTGCCACTTTATAAAAAACATAAAGTTTATGGTCGGCATATCCGTCAGTAATGCTTTTTAATAAAGTCCATCCGTCAGGTGTCGTTACACTTGGGTCTTCGTGAACTAAAAAGAAAACCATTAGTAAATCTCCAGCAGAAATACTGGCAGGTAAACTAACCACGTGAGTAGTAGATAAAGAAACATTTGATGTATTTGTCGCTGCGACTGTTGGGAATGCCATATTTATGCTTCAACACCGACTGCTAAGATGTGAAACTTAGTAGCTGATGAATTATAAACCCCACCCACATAATGCCATTTCCCTGCGACTGTGGTTGTTGGTAGCGTTACTCCGATTGCTACAAAGATAGCGTCCCAAGTTAAACCCTTTGCCACACCTGCGTCCTTAAATCTTATCATAATCTTCTGTCCGTCAACTGGTGTCCCTGTGGTTGAAAAGGTAGTGGCGTTAGCAACTGCTGAAAGTTCGTAAGTATCTGTTAGGGTAACATCTATAACAGCAGTAGCGTCATCTGTGGTAGTGATGACTCTTTGTGTAATAGTTTTATTAGTTAAAGTCTGAGTGTGGTCTTTGAATACAAACTCATCATTTCCTGTTAAGAGCGGTAAGGTAACAGTCCTATCAGTGGTTAGTTCATTAACAGCTAAAATGTACTGGTGGTCAGCACTCGTGTCTTGTATTTCTAAGGTCTTAGGCAAAGTAACTGTTCCTGTAAATGTCGGACTTGCACTAGGTGCTTTAGCACTCAACTGTGTCTGTATAGCACTCGTTACTCCCTTAACATAAGTCAATTCAGTAAGTGAGGGATAAGTAGCCACCGCTAATGATACAAGGTTTTTAGAAGCGTCTGTGGCTATAAGTTCAGAAGCTGTGAGGTTTTGGATGCTTACTACACCAGCACCTGTAATCGTAACTCTAGTAAGGTTATTTGTTCCCAAAATAAAGTCTGCATTTTGTAATGTTCCGATTGCCAATTTCTTGTCAGCATCAACTCCTCCATTTGTGAAGATGGAAAATAAATCAGTTCTATTTTGTCCGAATAAAGTTCCTGCTGCCGCTGACCCAAAAGAGTTCATAACAATATAATCGTCTTGGTCATTTCGTGCTAAGAACCTTACTTGTCCACCGCTATTAAAGTTCTTAAAGTCTAGTCCTGAAATAATAGCGGTGTTTACTGCGATACCGAGTGCCATATCAAATGAGGCACTTATTTGAGAGTATGTAGCACTGTCTTCTGAAATAGTTAGTCTTGCTGGTGCTGTGGCTTGTCCAATAGCTAAGTTACCAGTTCCTTTAATCCTCATTAATTCAATAGGTGTTCCAGCGTTGTAAACATTAAATACGTGGTCTGCTGTTGTTCCATTAACGAAGTAATTAAACTGACTAGTAGAAACACCAAACCCGTGTGCAGAACCAACATTATTTTCAAAAACTTTTAACTTAAAACTATTTGCAACTGAATCGCCAAAAGTGCTACCTAAACTTAATGTAGTTGGTGTTGCTGTTGAGGCAGAAGCACCAATATCACTAATAATAACATTTCCACTATTCGAGATAGTCACTCTATCGACTCTCGTGGTTGAACCGTTTGGAGTGGTGGCTAGGACAATTTCCGTTCCATTAGCTGTTGCTGTATAATTTTCAGAAGCTCTAAAAAGGATACCGACAGTGTTTGCTGTTGGGAAAGCTCCGCCTGAATGATAACCACGAGCAAAGAAACCACCTAAGGTATCACCTGACTGAACAGCAGAAGGACTGGCAAGAGTGCCACGAGCTTTAAATGAAGCGTGAAATACGCCAACGGAGTCATTTGAATATCTGTAAGTAGCTAAATCAGGAGTAGTTCCAGAAGCACCAGATGAAACAATTTCAACTTTTGCTGTTGGTGTAGCAGTTCCAATACCAAGATTTCCGTCAACAATCAAACTATTACTAGTTCTTAAAACATTAGCTGCACTACGATAAAGGTTTGTGTCATAATCAGAAGCTCCACCTACTCCCCAAAGAAGTTTACCAAGACTTGTAAAACCAAACCTTGAATATGTTTCGCCTACGATTGAAGAAGCGAAGACAACAAGAGTTTCTGAAGGTGCGACAGTGTTTTCAATCTTCAATAACATTCTCTTGAAAGAAGTTCTATCATCAGCATACATTCCAATAAAACCATTATTACCAGCAAATTTTCCGACTAAAGAATAGTCTGCTGTAGCTCCGAGAGTGGTTTCAAACTTTGCTGTTCCAGTAGTAGAGCCGACATAGACATTGTGATTAACAGAGTCAACAAATAGAGTGTTGGTATCTACTGTGAGGTTATGGATACCGAGGTTTATGTTAGTGGTTGCTCCTGTATAGGGGATGTAGGAGGCGAGGGAAGCAACTGTGGCAAGGTCTGAAATCTTAGCACCTCCGTCTTTGATAATCTTTCCTGTTAAGCCATTAAAGACGGCTATATTGTCAGCGGTTGAAGAAGCAGGACCAGTGACATCTCCAGAGCCAGTAGCAGGACTAATAAATTCAAGACCAGATAAATCAGCTTTTACAGCGACGACTTTGCCACCCTGTCCGACATAAGATTTAGGAGCGTCTTTTAATTCTATAAAGTCGTAATCTCTAGCAGAAGTCTTAAACGCATAAGGCAAATCTTTCAAATCATCATAAGACAGTTTACCTTTCAACTGTTCGGCAATGTCTTCAACAGACTTCTCTGATTGCTTTTTAATTTTAGGGAGCTTTTTGACAACATCTTTAATAATCTTGTCATAATCAACAACAGCGTCTTCTCCCTTTTCTCCAGGTAGACCATCTTTAGGCACTGGTATTCTCTCAACACAAGACGAAATAATCTCTCTTAATTCTTTAGGAGTAAAATAATCTTTACCTTTTACTGGAGTATAGCCGTCATCTCCGTCAAAATAATCCTTTCCCTTTTTAGGGGTAGCCTTTTCTAGGATGTCAGATGAGATGTCTTTAATCTCTTGGTCAGTAAAATAGTCCTTACCTTTCTCTGGATTATAACCGTCATCGCCCTTATCACCCTTTATTGCCTGCATAAAGTTAGCAATAAAACCAGCCGCGTCCATAGCAGGTTTTAATTCTTTGACAGCGTCAGCAACCTTAGAGCTAGACTCTTCAATGGTCTTTTGAGTCTTAGAACCTTGCTCAATCATAGCCTCTAGTTCAGGTTGAGGATTGTTTTTTTCATTTTGTGTTATAATTGTTTCCAAAAGTCCATTAGTATCATCAGCGTTCTTTTGGTTTTGGACAATCATAGCTTCATTTAAGTCGTCCATATTAAAATCTTAGTTTTCGTTTAGCTTCTTTCCAAAAATCTTTTTCAAGTTTTATATTACTAAAAGCGATAAATAGTAAAAGTAATATCCAGAGAATGTATTCCATATTATTTATAGATTATGCCTTTAGTTTTTAAGACTGTTTTTATAATCTTTTCATCTAAAGAGTTAATCATATTTATCTTAGCGGTTTCATTAGCCATATTAAACTTATTAGAAGACATCAGGGTTTCAAGTTCTTGCTTTAACTGCTTACCATACTCAACTTTTAACTTATCATATTCTTCTTTACCTAGTTTAGTTTTAGCTTCGTTTAATTGCTTACCAGTAGTAGTGTCCCAATCAGTTAGAGATAGGTTTTTACCAGAAGCGTCAACTAACTTATTTATCTTTTTAACCATCTCCGTTTCCTTACTTGTTTTTACTCTAGCACCTAGTAGAATATCAGACCAAGCAGGCTCCCCTGTTACATCTTCTCCAAAGACATTCTTTTTAACAGGTAATATTTCTCTTAAAAATGGGACTTTAGCTTTTAATTTCTCGCCAGTAGTAGTGGCTTCTCTTTCATAAACATCAGTCGCCTTAGCTACATCACTAAAGATAGATGGGACGAGTCTGCCATATAAATTATCAAAGGCGGATTTCTGAATAGATTTACCAGTATCTTCAAGACTAACCTCTTTACCTTTTTTAGAAAGGTCGTCGTAGGTATCGTTTAACACTTCAAAGCCAGGGACTTGTAATAATTGTCTTCCAATCCCTTTAGAGTAAGCGAGAGCTCCACCAGTCTTAGTGCCTCCGCTATATTTCTTAGCATACATAATACCAGCCAACGGAACTCCTAATGGTCCGAACCAATCCAAACTAATCCACTTATCACCAATTCTAATGCTATTAGAGTTTGAGTTTCTTAATGCTTCAATTTGTTTGCGAGCTGGGTCATAAGCTCCGACAAAGTTTTCAGGGTCAATTTGATTAGCTATTAGTAAAGCACCAGCACCACCCATACCAGCCCTAACCATATCCCTAACAGCTTCTTGGACACCAGCTTGAGTTAAGTTTTTGTTAGCAATCATTTTAGCCATTTTAGCCACACCTTTAACAGCCCCCAGACCTGCGTAATCTAAAGAAGTATTTATAACATTAGCTGGGGTCTTCACAAAAGGCATTACCCAATCACCAATACGAGCTTCAGGGGCTATGTCGTTTAAGATGTTTCTTAATCCCTCTGAGGCTTTAGAGATAGCTGATTTATTTGTGTATGTAGCGACTTGAGCGTCTAAAATACCTTGAGCCTTTAGAAGTTTACCAGCGTCAGTTTTAGGGTCTAAGCTCATAGCGTCTAACATATACTGAGTAGCTTTCTTCTTATCGCCTTTAGCTAGTTTCATTGAGCCAAGATTTACCGTATCAGCGAAGTGGGCAGATGAATAAGCCACATCAGGAGCACCCATTAACTGTTTAAATACAGTATCTTCAAAGAACCTGCCAACCTTTCGGACAGTCCCTTTACCTTGAGCGTGGACAATATCACCTAAAACCCTAGAGCCAGAAGCACCAAAGTCATCACTTATTGCCCTTGAAATATCATAGCCAGTTTTTTGATAAATCTTATTTACCTTTTTAATATAGTCTAAAGCTAATTTGTTATTAGCACCTCTAGCTTGTAGACTTGAAAGTCTGCGACTAAAACCTTCTAAAACTCCGTTAATAGTGTTTGAACCTATATTTAAGATAGGAGATTTAACCGAAGCCAGCATTGAACCTCTAGCAATAGTTCCGCTAAATACCTTAGCTCTTGAAGCTGGGTTAAACCCTAATAACATATCGTCCATTTCTTTCTTAGCCTTTAAGAACTCTAGGTTATCATCAAAATTATCAATAACATTACCAAAGTTATCACCGAGTTTCTTTTGAATTTTTTGTATTTTAATAGCTTTCTTTTCAATCATTCTAACCTCTTTAGCAGTGACTCCAATACCTAATTTATCACTAATCAAATCTTCTAAAAAGCCTTGTTTGTTTTTATCGTTTAATAGTCCAGCCTTTTCAAGGTTATTGATTTTATCTAATACGGTTTTGTATTGAGCTCCTTGCTTTTCTTTAGGACTAAATACACCCTCAGCCCAATCTTTTAAGGCAGTCTTTTGTTTAGAGATACTAGCTTTTTCAAACTCAGTATTGATAAATTTACCAACTTCATCGTCAGTATGTTTAGCAAAGAAAGCACGCCTCTCTTTAGAGCTCATATTATACAAGTCTTTTATGTTAGTTTCTTTTGCTAACTGGCTTGTTTTAATTTTATCAATTAAGTGCTTAGGCACGCAAAATATCATATTATTTACAAGTTATAGAATCAATAAACTTTTGAGCTTCGCTTATATCAAAATCTTTCACTTTAGTTACTACATTTTTAGCCTGCTCTGTTATATTAGAAGTTACCACGCTAACTTTAGACTTCTTTCCAAGGCTCTTTAGCACATCAGGGGTAAACATATTAGTTGACTTAGCCTCTAATCTGTTCTTAATCGCTTGTTTAACATAAGAGTCAACACTATTATCAGTTAAAAGTCTTTCAGCGACTATTTCTTGACCTCTCTTAGTTTGGGCGAGGCTTCTATTTTTAACTAAGTCAGCATATAATTGCTTATTTCCGTCAAGTCTAGCTTTTTCAGCAAGAGCAATATTAACCGAGGCTGATGTCTGATTACCTTTAGGCGTTTCCATTCCCATAGCTATTTTGTAAGCTCGTTCAGGGTTTTTATTTATAACTTCAATAGACGATTTAGCTTGAGCCTTTAATCCTTTAGTGGAGTAATTAGCATCTCCTTGTAATTCAGTCGGGATATTTTCTCTCATTCTGGCATAAACTCGGCTCTCTAGTTTTTGAGCCTTTTTGTCAGGTATTATCTGCTCTATTTCTTTAGCGACTTGTTTTTTAACTTGTTCAACACCCTTCTCACTCTCTTTACCTAAGAAAGTTCCGAAGTCTTCTACTGGCTCTGTGGCAACGGGTTTAACCTTAGTTGATACTTTAGTAGTCTTTGCTGGTAAAGTCGCTGTAATAGCCTCCTGTGGCTTCTTAGGTAGTGCTGGCTTGTTAGGTGTAATAGCGTTTACAGTCTTAGGCTTTGCTAGTGAGCCAAGACCTCTAAGACCAGCCCCTAATCCGAACTGTAAAGCACCTCCTAAAGCTCCACCTTTCAACCCCTCTTTAACTATATCTTCACCAGACTTGTTGTCTTGCATAGCTTGAGCCACGCCATAACCAACACCTAAAGGAGCACCTACAGTCAAGGCTTCTTTGCCAGCTTGTTTTAAAATCTGTTTACCAGTCTGTTTAACACCTTGTTGAGCTAATTCCTTACTAGCTAACAGAGCCTTACTGCCCTTACCAGCTATCGTGCTAAATCCAGTAACTTCAAGACCAGTGCCAAGAGCTTCACCAAATATCTGTTTAGCTGTTTTCTGATATTCTGGGGTGTTAAAAATATCGTTATCACCTGATAGATTTTGAATAGCTTTTAAATATCTATCCTTTTTAGTCTTGTCAGTAGTTTCTTTGGCTAATTTTAGGTAATTATCAATTTGGTTTCTGGTTGCTTGTAAGGTTTCTTCTTCTCTTATGCGTGTAGTTTCTGGGTCAACTGTGCTTACAGCAGTTCCTATAGTAGAGCCAAACTTCTTAGACGAACCAACAAACATATTAGCAATACCAGTTCCTATATTTTTAGTCGCTTGGCCCAATGTAACAGGCTTAGGGGCTTCCATTGGGGTAGCATTAAACTGTGGAACATTACCTTTATTAACAGCATTTTTAATAGATGGGAGAATAGTAGTGGTTGGTTGTATTCCTTTGCCTAATAAAGGGGTGTTTGGTTTGATATTTAACAAAGGATTGACTGGGACAACTGGAGCAACTGGAGCAACTGGCTCTATTTTTTTAACACCAAAGCCAAACTTACCTTTAGTAGTTTTTTTAGTTTCAACTTTCCTACCAACTCCAAAATTAAAAGCCATATTTACTGTTTAACAGTTACATAATTAGGATTATTTGGATTCCTATACCCCTTAAACTTAGTGTCAAAAGTAGTTGTGTTCATTCCGGCGTCAGCCCATTGTTTCCTTAACTCAGTGTAGTCTTGAGGACTAATATACCCATCAGCACCAACGACTTGGCTCATCGCTCCAGTCATTTCAGTAATAGCTGTCTTTTCACTTGGGTTTGAACTAGGCACTCCAGAACCTCCACCACCAGCCACAACAGTTTTCTTTACAACATCACCAGCTTCGTTAGTAGTGATTGAGTAGGTAGTATAACCGACCTTAACTGTCTTAGTGGTTAGTTTAGGAGCTTTAGCATAAGTCCGACCACCTATAATTGAGATATCATAACCCTGTTTAATAAGTTGGTCTCTCTCGGCTGGAGTTTGGACATAAGAATAACCCTCTTTCAATAGACCTGTTTCACGAGCCACTAATTCACTTTGTGGGGTCTTGGTATCTGCCTCAGTTTTAGCGATGTCAGCCTCAGTCTTACGGGTATCTAAAGCTAGTTTTTCAGCTTCTGCCTTAGCTTTAGCTTGTTGAGCGTCAGCAGTCTTCTTATAATCGTTGTATTCAGCTTTTAGACTTTCAACACTCACGCCTAACTCTTTAGCAATGGCGTTCAAGTCTTCGGTTTCAAAAGCCTCGTTATCATAAAGCATTTTAGCAACAGCTTTAGTATTCGTCTTTCTGGTTTCTTTCTGTCCTGAAATATAAGCTAGATAGCTTTCAGCACCTAATCTCTTGGCTTCTGTTTTCTTTTCAATCTCAGCGGTAGCAAGGTTACGAGCTTGAGAAAGAATACCACTCTCTTTATAAGCTCTCTCGCTTTCAATAGCACTCATCGCCTCTTGATTAGCGACTTGTTGACCTGCTGTTTGAGCCGCACCAAAATCAGAGCCGAGCAGTCCTCTGCGAGCTTGAACCGCACCAGCCGAGCCTAAGCGACCTTGACCAGCGATACCCTCTTGGCGAGCCTTCTCAGCATAGACACGGTTTAGAGCGTCAATCTCAGCTTGAAATCTAGCCTGTGTCTGTTGTCTAATAGCGTTCTCGTCAATCGGGAGATTAGCTTGGTCCATCATCTGTTGAGCCTGTGCTTCTCTAAAAGCTCGCTCTTCTGGTGTTTCGTAGTCAATGCCTGAATAGATATCAGAAGTTGTTGGTGTTGGAGTAACTGGAGTATTGGGAACGATAGGTGCCTCAGGAGCAAGGCTTTGACCAGTAAAAGGCACCATACCAAGAGTAGGGACATTTGCCATTTGACCAGTTGTTAAATTGATGTAAACTGCCATATTTATATTTTATAATTTAGTCTTAACTACTCACTAATAATAATGAGCAGATAGAGAAATTAAATCTCGCTTTCTATAATTAAAGATAAAGTGCCAGCACTAGGAGAACCAGCCTTAGTCCAAGTAATTGTTATATTAGTAGCGTCAACTGCGGTAATAGAACCATATTGAGACACGCCACTACCTTCATAGTCAACTACATTAGAGGCTTGACCTTGATGTGAGCCATAACCACCACTTCCTGAGTCAACATAATTACAATATTGGTTGCCTCCAACATCATAAACACCATAACTAAATGCCCCTACCGTTACCATATTTACTGTAATTTTTTTAGGAACAACGCCAAGTCCGTGAGCATAAGTCACATCGCCACTAGAAGCTGTCCTATCTCTTGTGGCACTAATAACAGTATAATTATTTATCCCAGTCAAATTACTGCCATCTACTGCTGGGAGTTTATCGCCAGTAGTCATTTGGACAATCTTACCATCAGTAGTTCCTGTATCCACACTCAGCCCATCTGCGTCCTTAACCAATCCACCAGCACTTTTAATCTTAGCTTCTAGTCCATTACTAACAAACTCAAGCCCTGGGTCAGTGCCTAGTTCTATAAAGTCTTTGTCTATGTAACCAGAAGCATTAGCTCTAACAACTTTATCTTCGCCAGCACCAGTTCCACCAGAGGCACTTACTTCTTCACTGTTAAGAGCTGTGGGAGCTGTCGGCACTGTGGGAGCAGAAGACATCAAGACAATACCCTTGACAGCTACGGTTGAGTCAGGAGCACCTGCGATAGCAATATCGTCAACATACTTCTTAGGCACAAGTTCTTTGTCGTCTGTAAAAGTTAAGTCAGTAGCGTAACTAATCTTATTCACCAGAGCTTCATCTCCGTTTAAAATCTTGTTATGAACGAGAATGTGAGCAAAGTCTGTGATTGAAACAGTCGCTCCAATACGATGCTCTCTAACAGTTCCAGATGTTTCCACACCCTGCCTTGATACTGAATAAATATCAGTTAAGTTCTTAGCGGTTAGAGTTGCTCTGATATGTTCTTTTTGAGCATTGTCAGCGTCTAAAGTAAAGTAATAAGAGCCAGTCGGTAAAATGACCCCATCATCGTCTAAGTTGTTTTGAATTGAGCCAGAAGTTCCACCTGCTGAAATCTTAGCAGATAATGAAGTTCTAAAGTCGGCTAATAGTTTTTTTATAGGCACATTTTTAGTATTTAATAATTATATTTTAAGTTCGTTTAGTGCGATATTTCTTCGCCAGTTTGTTCTCATAAGGTAAAATGTCAAAATCAACAAAGTTTTGAAGTTCCGCATAACCAATCCCAGTGGCGATAAACTTTAAGTTTCGCTTATTAAACTTGGTCATTCTAACTCTTAACTCACAGATAAATGGATAAGCGGTAGACATATCATCACCACCAATTTGAGCACCACCTATAAAGTTAGAGCCGATAGTTTGAGGGTTAGAATAATCTACATAGTCAGCCGAGCCTTCAATCGTTGCTAAGAGTGAGAAGCCTGCGTTGTCAAAATCTCCCCACACTTCAATGTTTTGGTCTGGGTCAATAATACCCTTAAATCTTAATCGCTTAAACTTTTTTAATAAGTCTGTTCCGTAAGTTTCACCTTTAGAAATCCATTCATTTTCAATCGCTAAACTTTCATCATCAAAGCCTACTAAAATCTGATAGACATCTTGAGTGATAGGTGAACCGACATAAAGTTTAATTCCGTCTTTAGTGAAGACACGAGCTTCATATTTCACAATATCTACAGTGTTGTCTGCTAAGTTACAGAATAGGATTGTATTGTTTTCGTCAGCGTCTAGGGTTTTACAAGCGATAATCACATATCTGTCATAAGTATCAATACAAGCGTCTTCATAGTTATAAAGAGCGAAGTTAAATTGAGGACATAAGACATAAGGCTCTACACTATCACCTAGCTCGTTCTTTCTTAGGATAGTTAGGACTGGATTAACTGGGTTGGCGTTATTTATAAATACAATTCCTTTAGAAGTTGAGATAGCACACCTCCAGTTAGGAAGTCCTAAATCTTTGCGGTAAACATCATTAGTAGCGTTAGTATCAACAGCTTCAATCGCTAAGCGGTAAGCACTCTGACTCTTGATTGAGTAGTAAGCCCCATCTTGCCCTATAAGAACATTTAAGATAGCGTCACCACCTTCGTCTTGAGGGAATTGAAAACCTTCACCAGCGAGCCTTGTAGCACTCTTAGTGAAGTCTGCTAATCCGTGAGCGGTGAAGTCTTGCCATTGATAAGTAGAAGTTACAGTGACAGCTGAAGCATTGAAAGTAATATCGTAAGCACCAGTAGCGTAGTTGATAGTTCCTGTTCCACCAGCCGAACCTGTTAGAGTCCCGTCATAGTTATCAGTAAATGTTTCAGTTCCATCTGTAAAAGTTACACCGAAACAAACACGCTTAGCACCACTCGCTTTAAAAGCTAGAGTGCCTGAGCGACCAGTTCCTGAACCTGCGATTGCTTCTGCTGTTACTGTGGTGTAGACAGTTGAGTTTTGTAAATCAATATAAGAGCCATAAAGACCTGTCTTGTCCTTGTCCCTGTTCCAAAGTAAACAGCGACCCTTATCAATTATAATATACCCCTTAAAGTTCTTAGCCGAGTCGTAAAGGTCAACAGCAGAGTCAGGATTAGCGTTATTTATCAACCAGAACCCGTCAGCTCCATTTATTAAGGTGAAAGCACCAGCTAGAGATGAATAGTTAGCGAACGAGATGTCGGTGTCGGTCAAGCTGGTTAGAATATCAGCCCAATCAGTTCCGTCAAAGTATTGGATTTTATCAGCAGTCTTACGATAAATAACTTTATCGCCATTCGTCTTGTAGCCTGTCCACAATCCGTTAATCTTTCCAATCACTCCAGCAGTTCCAACTAATTGACGACCACCAGCTAAGATAATTCTTCCACTTTGGGTAATCCAATTATAAGAACCGCTAGAGGCTTCTCTAGGTATTTCAGTGTCTATTAGGGTGTTGTGTATGCCCTTACTAAAGAGCTTGATAGGAAAGTCCATTATGATAAGTTTAGATTTGCGTTCCAATATCTTAATTTAGTCATCCATTTATCGGCTTGTGCTTGGTTTTCAGGAGCATAACTCTTAGCCTTGTCTGATTGTTGAATAATATAATCTTCCATAGCCATTAAGTGATATAAAATGTGATGAAAGGTGGCAGGGAAAGCTGGACTCGTAGCTAAGGTAAGGTCAGCTGGGAAAAAGATATAATCATAAGTCACAGTCCCACTTACAGAAGACGAGAAGACTAGGAGAGAATTGACAATATCAACCCAACAATAACCAGCACTGTCATAATCAGCCCTTTCAGACCAACTAACTAGGGTATATTTAACAGTCCCGACCTTAACAATCTTTTCATCTCCAAAGATATAAGCAAAGTCACTAGGGAGAGCGATTGAAGTCCCACTTATAGCTCCAGAGAAGCCTTTTTTAGTAAACTCCCAAGGTCTATCACTCCAAACATCATTATAGACTTTATTTAAGAGGTCTAACTCATCAGAAGCAGACAACTCTGTTATATCGTCCACTTGCGTCTCGAATTTTGCGATTAACTCAGAACCAATCATATAGTAGTTTTAATTTCTTTATAAAGCCCGTTAGTAATAACGGACTCTAAAAGGATTAAAGAGTATGTTCACGATATGTGAGTAAAATCTTCAATGTGCCAGCGGCAGTTCCAGGCTGTGTAAAGGCAGTTCCTGCGAAGTTAAGAGTGCTATTAGCAGTCAACTTAATATCAGCAGCACTTAGAGCGTTTACATAAGCGATGTCGCTTGCTGTATCAGCTAGTAAGTCAGCCTTAGCAATAGGAGCAGAGACAGCTGTTGCACCTTGTCTAATTACACAATCGTCAGCACCACCAGTATAGGCGGCAGTATCGTAAGTGTAAGAACACACAGCACTAACAAACTCTAACAACTTCCCAGCACCAGGAGCGGCAACTAAGACAGCACCAGAAGCGTGACCAATATCACCAGCATCAGTGCCAACAATTTCAGCAGCAGTTAAGGTGATAGTAGCGGTCTTAATAGTGTTGTCTGGCATCTCGTCCGCTGTAACCTCACTTGTAGAGTTCCAAACAGGAACAGCTACAGAGCCAGAGTTATAGTAAGCGAGACCAGTTGTCGTATCAACTAAGACACAACCCTTAGCAAATTTTGAAGCAGTTGTATCTAAATTACCAGAAGACTGACAAGAGGTAATCAAACCCTCACTATTAGTCTCTTGGATTAGGATACCTGCTAAACTTGGGTCTGTTTGCATAAAATATCTTTAGAGAGGGGAGTTTTTTACGCTCCCCTCAATGAATTACTAAGCTACGATTATCTTAACATCGAGGTACTTTTTGGCACCATCCGCAAAAACTTTGATACCTGCGAGGTATGAACTAAAGATATTAGTTCCTCTACGGTCATCAGTAGGACGCATATCAACAGGCTTAAAGTTCTGAACCACTACATCAATACCACCTTTCTTACCAAAGTAAGAGTGGATAAAGTTGTAAGTCAAAGCAACATTAGTAGCAGACTCAGAAATAGTCATACGGCCAGAACCAGTTCCAACAATAGTCAGAGTGGTAGCTGTGCCAGTAGCAACTAATTTCAAAGTGTTACTAATAATAGCTTGGTTAGCAGCACTCAAAGCAGTGAAGGTAGAAGTGGTAGTGCCAGGAGTGTTGATAGCAGCAGCCAAGTTAGTGATGGTGTCAGCAAAGGTAGAACCTAACACAACTTCACCAGCAACAGCAGGACCAGAACTCAATGAAGTCTTCAAAGTAAAGACCACACCGCCAATAGTAATAGTATCACCATCAGAAGCCAAACCACTAGAGAAGGTCAACACAGCTTCACCAGTCAGGTTGTTAGAGATGTAAAGGTCAGCGTTACGCACTGGACCACTATAACCATTCTTAAAGACGAAGCCAGCAAGGTCAATACTCTTACCCATTAGATACTGTTCAATATCAGAAGCAATATAAGGGTCAACAACCCAAACAAGGTTAGTCAACACTTGGTTATTGCTACCTAATTTAGCAGCCATACGAGTAGTCATCTGAGGAACAGTTGTGCTAGATAGAGTGATTGGGACACCAGTAGAAACACCAGTAGTCAAATCGCCAGTATCAAAAGCTAATAAAGCACTCTTAGTCTCATAGAGAATACGAGCGTCTAAGTCTTGAGATACCATATGTGCAATTTCAGCACCAATCTGCTCACCTGGATTTAAAGGACCAGCTTGTGTAGCTTCACCATCAGAGATGTGAATAACAGCTTCCTTTTCTACATTAACCAGCAACAGCTCAGAAGAGTCAGTCACAGCGTCAATAGTAGAAGCAGAACCACGCACAGTGGAACGGACAACAACACCAGAAAGGTCATAAGCAACACGCTCAACACTTTCACCCATCTTAGCTAAGTCCTTAAAGCGGAGGTTAGCAATAGATTTACCAACCAATGTTTTAAGGAAGGTTTCTTGATACAGAATGTTATCGGTGGCTTTCTATTTCCACCTTCACCATATTTCTATGGTGTTCAGGTCATATCATACAGGGTATAATATTTGTTTTAATAATATAATTATTTAATGTGAGAAGATATTTTTTTACATTGCTCTATAAAGTCTTTTTGTGTAAAATCTTTTTTCATATAATTACACATAGAGCAACAAGCAACAGAGTTTTCTATTGTATATCCTAAATTACTATCTATTCTATCTATTCCAACTGGGATACTATCACCGCAATAAAAACAAGGTTTAGACATTATATCAACAGCTTCGTTATTAGTTAAAAAGAAATCAATTTTTCTAGTCTTAGCACTACTTATTATAGACTTTAGTCTGCCTATTGGCGTATGCCGTATTGTAGTTCTTTTTTTATTAATTAACTCTCTGTTTTTAATATTATAATCTCTAGCGGATTTAATCCTTTTAAGCCTATTTTTAGCATAGTAGTCATCTTGAAGTTTTTTTAACCTTTCTTTATTTTCAAGACGGTATTTTAGATTATATGCTCGTTGCTTCTCCTTGTCGTTCCACATAAGATTATTTTAATAATTATAACCTTATGATAACACATTAATTATTATATTGTCAAAAAACAAATTACTTCTTCTGTCGGCTTTTTAATGGGGATTATATTTATTCACCCCTGACTATGTATCTTTCTAATATTGGTTTGACTTTATATTCCATACATTCGGGAACATAAGGTTTTATTAGGTTAGCAAGTTTTATAGAATTAGTGGTATTAAACCAAAGTTTAAACTTATCTCTATCTCTATGCATCTTACCTTCTAATCCAAATTTTTCTTCTAGATACCTAAGAAGTAATTGAATTTCAATCACTGAAAAACAATGAGTAGCAAGTGTATAATTCCAATTTGTTGTCCTTCTTTTCTTATTGTTTTCCGAAAGACACCCATCGTCCATAATCCACGCTGCCAATGTTATTAGAGTCATTTGTTTTAGTATCCGCTCGGGGAGCTTCTTTTTTCCTTTATGATAAAGAAGTTCCCAATAGCGAGTAAAAAACTTGTGAGTCCGAGTTTCAAAACTTTTAATGTGGTAAACCTTATTTCTTCTTTTGTCGTCTATACGAGTATATTTTATCTCTCGTGATAAATTATTAAGAAGTTTATGTTTCCAAATCAAATAGTTCTCTTGTTTTAGTCCGTGACCGATTTTCAATGAACAATTGTTTCCGTTTTTTATCTTAAAGAGATAACCATCTCCTAGAAAAAAACCTATACAATACTCTTTTACTTCCTTCGGCAATTCAATATGTTTTTTCATATAGTTTGCTTATTATATTAGTCATTTTTCTGACCGTCACACACGCCCGAGAGACCTTTCGTAATTCTCTCTGCTGGCTCGGTATTGTCCATCTATTTTAAATAGCTTGGAGTTCCACCGAATTAAAGCCGTTTCCTATGAGCTTCAATATTTCTATTGTTCTCAAGAGCCTATCAAGTTAAGCATTGTCAAAATGGGGTTTAAAATCAGTCAACATATTTGATTTTTAATCTGTCTATAAGTTTATTCGGGAGAGTAGACCTTCATTATATTTCTTTTTTAGTTCTGGACTAGCCATAATCTGTTTGAAATACTCAGGGTCGTTAGTTCTATTAAAGTCTATCGATTGGTCTTTCCCTCCACGAGGAGTAGATGTTTCCATCGTTCGCTTACCAGTGACAGAATTACCGTAAGTCTCCTCTATGATTTGTTGAAAAGTCTTCTTAGAGTTCTCAGGAAGTAATGAAAGGGACTTAATAACATTCTTGTTAATTACTTTCTCATACTCAGGCATCTCAGCGATGACCTTTTCGTAGTGTTCATTAAAAGCTTTGTTAATCTTTTCTTCCCTATCCTTAGCTTCTAGAGGTTGTAGTTTAGAGTTCAACCTCTCTTCTACATCTTCTTGGGCTTGAGCGTAGATAGCAGATGAAAGTTCAGTAATGAAATTAACATCCACATCATACTTGTCGGCTATCTCTTTAAGTGAAGCCTTAGCTTCCTTAGGAGTAGCACCAGCTTTGATTTGAGCTTGTAGATTAGATAGTTCTTTTTCCAATGCTTTCTTTTCCTTTTTAGTTTCAAGGAAAGTGTTCAAAGGGACAGTCTTATCGTCTACCTTGTTCATAATCTCAGCTACGGTTGGCTCTTGAACTTCAGTTTCCTGAACCTCATCAACCTCTTGAGTTTCTTTAGCCTCCAACTCAGGAGTAGTTTGACTTTCGTCCATATAGCTTTTTTAGTTAGTAAGCCCTAACCACTTATAATCCCATAAGTGAAAGGAAAACAGATTAGTCTCTGCGTAATGCCTCTATAAAGAGGCACAGTCGCAATTACCAAGCGTGCTTAACTCCGCACGGACAAGCGACAGTCTCACCAGCAACTAATGGAGCAGAGTTAATCTCTTGACCACAAGTGCAGACTCTTGTCTTAGGAGTTTCGACAATCTCTTCTTCAGTAGTCTCAACTACTTTTTTATATCCTTTTGGCATATTATTTTAATTCTTCTTTTAATATTTCAACTTCTTTCTCGCTATATTCAATCTTATCTATTAACTCTCTTTTGGCTTTTAAATGGCTTATAAGAGATATTAGTTCAATATGTGATAGTTTACCGTATTCGTTGATTAAAGTCGCTACAATGCCGTTTAAATCGCTTTTAAGGGCATCTAGGAGTATCTGACCACCCTCACTCTGCTTAACTACCAGGATAGCTTTAGCTTTATCTAAACTGTCTTTAATTTCGTCCATATTATTTAAGGTTATTAAACTTCAATCCTGTGCCTTTCTCCACCTGCTTCATCTCATCTTTTAAGTCTTTTAGGGCTTTCTTATGAGCTTTAATTTGTTCAGCAAATTGCTTAGAGCTGATGAAATTATCTTGATATAGCCAGACTACATTCCTAATATCTTCTTCCATCTTCAAGACGACTGGGTGATTACGAGCTACATTCTCACACTTAGCGTCGTGGACTCTTTTAGTTAGTTCTAGTTCTTCAATCTTCTTTAAGCCTTGGTCTAAAGCCCCTTGAAAGTCTTCTTTGTTGTATAAGACTGTAAAGTCAGACTTCTCTATTTGATTTTTTTTATTGAGGACGAACTTCATATTGATTATTTAGTTTATTAGGCTCTGGTGTCATTCCTGGGACAGCTCCCTCAGGTGTAGGCATTCCCATTCCTAGCATTGCGTCAGTTTTAGCAGTTTCAAACTCTCGGGCTTCATTTCTAAAGATAATATCTGTTAGAGAGTCAATGTAAGCGGCGATTTCAAAGTATTGCTTATTACTTATATCCTCTTTATGGTCTCGGAGATAATCAACTAACTTCTGCTTATAAGCGTTGTTAGCAAGCTCATTAGGTTCTACCACATCTCCATTCAACAGGGCTTCAATATCTCGGTCAGCTTCACTCATTAACTCTTCGTCTCCGTAGTAGTTAACATCAAGCAACTCTCTCACCTCATCTTCATTCAAGCCTGAAATCTTAGCTGTCATTTCAAAGCGTTTCTTCTGATTGATTAACATATTCTGAGCTTGAGCATTTAAGAAGTTAAGTTTAGTGTTTTGATTTCTTAGACTATTAGTAACCTCTGCGTCAGAAGCCTCTACTAAACAAGAATACTCATCACCCTTCTTGTAAATATCTCGCTTACCAATCATTTTAACTTCAACTCCATTCGGTCCAAGTATTTCAATCGCAATCTTTTTAATCAGGTTATCTTTAACACCACACTCATAAAGCTTAGCAAACTTCTTATATCCAAACGAGTAAGACTTATTTAAGAGTCCAAAGCGGTCAGCGGCAGCCTGTTGATTACCTTCATAAATACCAACCTTACCGTCTTCATCAGCGATACCAGCCGCACCAGCAGTCACTCCCGAAGCTCTATCTTGGATTGAACCGAGTATATTATAGACTTCAATCGGGGTGTTAATAGAAGGAACTTTTACGAACTGAATAGCTTTATCAATATCAACACCCATTTTAACTGGGATAACTCCGTCTTTACGATACTTAGTAACTTTAGACATATCTTCTATGTCATTCACTCTAACAATCTTCTGAGGTTTATTGATTGCTTCGGCGTTGTCTAACATCTGGTTGATAGATACTTCTTGAGCCATAAATAACTCACGAGCATAATCACAATATCCAGGTGTCCAGAACTCTGTTAAATCAGGGAAACAAGCCCAAGACCAGAACGGGAACAAATCATTAGAGAACATCGTTGACAGTTTCTCACATCTAATCCACCTACCACTATCATCCATTAAGACATAGTAGCGAGTGCCTTGATATGTAGTAAACCACTCCCAGAACTTATACTTATTGTCGTTCTTAGTTTCTTTAAATCCCGTATTATCATAAGACCTTGAACGCTTATTAGTTTCTTCTTGGTTGGTTGTTTCAGTATTACCACCACCTAACAAGATGTCTCGGACAGCTTCTTTGTGGTAAAGACCTTTCTTCACGCCTAGTTCTAAATCTTTTTTAGTCTTAATAACTCCCCACCTACCCATATACATAGCGGTATCAATATCAATACCAGATACACTAGGGTCTATTAAGAAGTCATAAACATCAATCGGCTCAAGGTGGCTCTCATAGCCCTCTACGCTTGAAGCATAGTAAGCATAGACTGAGCGACCATAGATGATAGCTTGCTTCTTACCTACTAAGTCCTTTAAGTCCCAAAAGTCTCTATCTTGGTCATACTTCCTTAGGGAGTTAAGTAGTTCAACTCTCTTTAATTGGCTAGGCTTTCGCTTAGTGAACTTGAATTGTAAAGGGTTATCAATCTTTGAAAGGATAGTGTGAACAAACTCTTGCATCTGTCCCAAGGAAACATTAGCACGACTTCCGCTATCAGACATTTTCTTACCGTAATACATAGCCTCGTTTAGAGACCAGTTAGATATTTTGTTTTGTTTGTAAACTCTAGCGGTATCAATCTCATTCTTAGCTTGGTCTGAGATTTTATCGGCTAATTCTTTTCGTATCATATTCCTATTTGTTTAAAAGTTACTTCAGGCTCGTCTTCGTAATATTCTGTTTTAATGTTTGTAAAGTCTTTCATCTGCCACGCAATAGCACAAGCTATTAAAAGGTCAAAATGTCTTGTTGTTAATCTGGGGTCAATATCCCTGTCTAGTAAATCGTCTCTTGAATATCCTTTAGCCTCGTTAATTAAGTCTATGTCTTCCAGCAACAGCAGTCCGTCATCAATCGCCTTTGCTAGAGCAAACAACATCTTAGGCTTAGTGAGTTGATTAGTGTGCCAACCATACTCTCTAGGCTCTGTTCCATTAATTACCGTATCTTTTCCTTGTGTATAAAATTGATTAACTTCTTGTTGTTTACAAATTGCTATTGTGGTGTGTCCGTGATTATTCTTTTCAATCGCTGTTAGACTTCCACCAAATAAATCACTCTGTCTCTTAATTTCATATCCGAATATGTCAGGTTTAATTGTATTATCTTTGTAAGTAGCGGCTACTCTGGCTGGTATTACATCAAAGTCTATAAATACTGAGGTTGAGCTGTCTAATCCGACCCCTCCAGCTACATCGTGACCGCTCGCTGTTCTATGGCTAGGGTTGAACTTATGGAATATCTTAAAGTTAGCTTTTATTTCAATAGGTTTTTGAGCTACCATTAAATCTAACTTCTCTCGATTAAACAGTATATCTTGACCAGCACTAGGCTTACATAATCGCTCACCCTCAAAGTCATCATCATCCATCTTCATTTGAGCAATATCTTCTAAAGTAAATCTTTCTTTCCAAGTCGGTTGCCCATTTTCTATAATAGGGATTATTAAAACTTTATTCTGTTCATTACCTTTTAAGACTAATTTATGAACATTACCTCGCTCTGATATATAGTTACAGTTAGCTATAAATGAACCGTCTTTACTTAAACTTGTCCTAGCTTCTTCTATGTTGTCCCAAATAGCCTTAGTAACTACTGCCGAACGAAGTGTTTTACGGGTTTCAATATCTTCAAAGATTATCCAATCAGGTCTAGCTTCATTCTGTAAAGCTCCACGCTGTTCTGTGCCTACTGTATCAGCTATTAGTTTAACTCCTGTGTGAGTGGTAAAAGAAGACATTGTTTCTTCTCTCTTTAAGTTGCTTTTTTGAAATGTGTCGGGGTATAAGTCATCACAACTTATCAGCATATTATAGACATCAGTTACTATCTGTTTAGAGTTAGTTAGGTCTGCTGATAAGATTTTAATATACTTTCTAAGGTGGTCTTCATCATTTAATACTACAAATGCTATAAACAATTTAGTCCTACTTGTCTTACTAGCTCCACGAAATGCTATGTCAGTGAATGATTTTAACTGTCCTTTGTAAGTCTGAATATTATAAGCGTCAATGTCTTTATGAAATTCTGCGTCCTTACAAGTAAAGTATTTTGGGAATGAGTATTTACTCCAAAGATTAAACTTAACTCTGACTGCTTCATTACTATCACTCTGGTTAAATAAGAACAGTGCTTTCTTAGCCATTAAATCATTACCTTGTAGTAGTTCCTGTATTGTCATCTAAGTATTCTTTAATAAGCCCACTAGCTAGTTCTTTTCTTTCTTGGTCTGGTATTAAATCCTTTCCGTCAGCTCCTGTTAATTCTTGTCTAGTGCTGTATTCTTGCTTCCCTAATCTCTCTGCTACAAATATTGTTGCCTTTAAACATCTGTCTCCTAACTTTTCATCTTCTATTGGAATGTCTAAGGCTTTATCAAGGTTTCTTTCTGCCTTGTTCAACATATTTGAACGCCTAACTTTTTCTTTGAACCATTCAGTAGTAGTAATTTGATTAGCATAGGCTTCTTCATAGCCTGCCTTTATAGCTGATTGCATTCCATTACTAAAGGTTGGACTACTTGGGTCAACATATAAATCCCAACACACCTTTTGTCTGGGGTCTAGCTGATACTGATTTGCTCCATTAGGATTTGTTTCTGCCATAACTCCTTTTATTTAATATCTCGTCTATAATAATTAAGCAGTCTTTTATCTTCTCATAATCATAAGGGAATAAATTAAAGACTTCTTGATTGCGGATTATTATATTGTCCTCCTTTAATATAATTTCCATCTATTTTGCGTAAAGTCGTTGGGGAAATACTTTATCTAGTTCCTCTAGTTTTACTTTTACTGTAAACTTTGGTTTTGATTTCTTTTTTGAAACTTTGATAGGCTTCATATGGGTTAATGTAGAACTTAATGCGGAATATAAACTTCTTAATAAACGCCTTTAGTAATTTCATAACGCAAAATAGAACACATTGTGTTCTGGTTAGATTTAAGTTTTACCACTGCTGACAAGCATAGGTTATTTATAAAAGCAAAATACCAAGCTCAAGTTTATTCACAGGCACGCTGGTCTTCACCTTTGCCCTGTTTCATAACTAGAAGCCCAGAACTTCACCTTTATATTCTAAGGCTCTTTGCAAATGGAGTCTTAAAATGTTTTGATTATTCCTCCAATAAGCGTAAACCTTGTTAAAAAAGTGAGCTAACTTTCCCATCAATCCCATTGGTAAAGATTAGAGAGTATCTTTTATTTCAAGTAATGTTTACCTTATAAGTATAGCACGGCTGTAAAAATAAATCAAGTGGATAACTTAGCTTGACAATCTGTGTGGGCGTGCTACAATAAGATTATCCAAACAACTATCCCTAAAATTCGTATTAAGAGAGCAGTTAGTTGTGCGTGGCGAAAGCCACAAGGCTGGGAAGCCTGTTTGGTCACAACTACCTGCTTTTTTTATACGAATTATTAACAAACAAAAATCTATGGCTTGTCCACAAAAAGAGAACGGCTTTACTCCAATCGCAAATGAAGTTTTAGAAAAGTTAATATTATTTCCTTTTCCACACAAAACTGGAATACCTCTCGCTTTATGTATGTTTGTTATACGAAAAACTTGGGGATATAACAAAAAAATAGATAACATTAGCCTTACTCAATTTCAAAAAGGTTTAGATAGTAATAGACCAACGATTGTTCATTGGCTACAATACCTAGTTAAAGCAAACATACTAGTTAAAGGAATAGAACTAGATAAAAAGGGCTATTCTTACAGTTTTAATAAAGATTATGACACTTGGGCGTGGCTAGTTAAAGCAAGTGAACTAGTTAAAGCAAGAACTTATACTAGTAAAGGTGCTTTAACTAGCACTAGTAAAGGTGCTTTAACACACAAAAGAAATATTAAAGACAATAACAAAAGACATATAGCGACTAATGTCGCAGGGGATACTTCTAATAAAGAGTTAGAGAAACAAGTGGGGGTGATTATAAAAGCACTTAAAGATGAAATTAACCCTCTACTAGATTATAAAAATAAAACCCAAAGAGCTTCCTGTAAAAATCTTATAAACACTAAAGGGTTTGAAAATATTTTAATGGTTATAGAATATTACAAGCGTGTTAAAGATAAACCATTTTGCCCTCAAGTGTATTCACCTTGGGACTTAGAAAAAAAACTACCCGCTCTTGAAAAATTTATAGAAAATAATTAAATAAAAAACTATGGAAAAAATGTTGCCCCACAGCATTGTATCCGAAGAGAACTACTTAGGTTGTCTAATTAACAATCCTGAACTATGGAACACCACAATCTTAAATGCTGAAGATTTTTACAATCTTAAAAACCAATCGTTCTTTAAGGCTCTCTCTGAGTTGGGAGATTATGATGTCGCTATCTTAGGCGATAAGCTGTCATCTTTCGGTCAAGGATACATCGCTAAGTTATCAGCCGAAGCTGGGTTTAAGCCAAACGAGTATCAACGGATTATTAAAGAAAAATCTAATTACCGAAAACTAATTGATAAATATCATAAACTATCCGAGGCTTGTTATTTAGAAGAAGACTTAGATAATATAATTATTAACAGCGATGTTTCTAATTTAATCCAAACCACCGAAGAAATTATTATCCTCCCAACTTTTGAACTTGTAGAACAATTGAACTCTAAAGGAAAAAGTAAAGAGATTTATTCTAGTGGAATTGAATTGGTTGATAGCTATCTAACGGAACTTGGTAAAAATGTAGGAGGTTTTGGGACTGGGGAACTTGTTATTATATCTGGTCAGACAGGACACGGTAAGACAGCTTTTAGTCAAGAGATAACTTATAACCTCGCTCTACAAAACATTAACTCACTTTGGTTTTCGTTTGAAGTCACGCCCCAATCACTTTTGAGTAAGTTTCAGACTATGGGCGTATCTGAAAAGAATTGGATTTACTCCGCCATTGATAAAAGGTTGAGGACTAGCTCTAAGATTAGTTGGATTAAAGAAGCTATTAAAAAAGCTAAAAAAGAAAAAGATATTAAAGCTGTGTTTATTGACCACCTAGGTTTTCTTTCACCTGAAATTAAAGAGGGTGATAGAAATATGTCACAAAACTATTCTGCTTATCTTACGCAAGCGTGCCGTTCTCTTAAAACAATCGCCCTAGAAGAAAATGTCATCGTCTTTTTAATGGCTCACATCGTTAAGAAGAACGAAGACGCTGAACCGACTACGAATGACTTAAAGGACAGCTCAGGGATAGCCCAAGAAGCCGATACGGTGATTATGGTTCAACGAGAAACTAATAAGGGTCGCTGTCCTGAATACCCTGACTACTACACCGAGAACACCCAAATCTTATTTACCAAGAACAGAACTGGCGGTCGGGCGTTCTCGTTCTGGGCTAGATTTAATAGAGGGCATTATTTAATAGAAAATTATCAACCACAAAAATATGAAAAGAAAAGTGTTTATGAAAAAATTAAGAATGTTGTTTCAAATCCTGTTCAAGATAAATTGGATACCTTTTTCAATAATTAAAAGATTAAGAAAACTAATTGAATGTTTAGAAACATCGGTAAAATTGTCCTAAAAGACAAGATAACTGGTAAGATTTACACTTACACTAATTCAGACTTTATAGACTTTACTGATAGATTTGAGATTGTAAGTTTAGAGGAAAGGCTATTTTAAGCCTTTGAAGTAGAGGGGGAATATAAGAAGTGGGCTGGTGATAACTCGGCTAGAAAATAACCCCCATTCTACAACCCCCGTGTTTATTGGGTGATAAGTGCTTGACTTTTCTATCCTGCTATGATACTATATAAACATAGAGAAGTTGAGCTGAGGGGTTAGTAGAGATTACAGCCTAGAGCAATCAAAAGCTAAGAACCATCCACTTTCCCCTTGGCCAATAAACTTCCATAACAAATCTTAATCACAAACTTATGTATCAATCCCAAAGCCGAGCTTACTGGAACTATAAAGAAAAAGGTTTATCACTTTCCACTTATGCTCTAATCATTGCTTTCTTAATTATTGGCTCAATTAACTTTTAACTTTATGAACGACACATACAAAGACCTCACAAACGAGCAAGAAGAATATCTAAACGAAGCCGAGGAGTGTGGATTGACTGTAAAGAATGTGAACGCTGAAAAGGTGAGAGATATTTTTGAGGGGAGTGAGGAACAGTTTGAGAAGTTTGAAGACTTAGGATTGACTAATCCTTTTGGGGAGGTTTATATCCCTGACAGAAGCGACGAAGAATAAAACAAGTGGTGCTGATAAAGCAGTCAGTTAAATGGGAGCGGAGCAACTTAGCAACAGCAATTAAGGGTTTTACCCCCAACGCATAATGCGAAGCTAAATAATCCCACAGCCACAAATATAAAAATAATCTCTATTATATGAACAAATTTTCAAATCTCTGCCAAAATTGTGGCAAGCGGTGCGAGAACAAAAAAGATATTGAAAGTTTACTTGCTACTTCCCTTTGTTGGGATTGCTTTCAATATCACGAGTCCGATGAGTTCTTATTAACTAAAGAACCAATCGTATGAAAACAATGCGAGCCAACAGTCTTAAAATGTCTTTATATCTTTACTTGAAGTCTAAGGGAGTGGTGAAGATTGACCAGTTAAGGGAACTAGCAGAAAGGCTTGGTTTTATAGAGAGTAACTGCGAGAGGCGGTTGAGAAGTCTAAGGCAAGCTGGTATCGTTTCAGTTATTAAAGGTGAGCGAGGAGCTATTAGCCATTATCGTTTTATTAAGCAAATTAAATAATTATGAAAGCAATTCTAAACAAGCTTTATCTTGTCCAAAAAGACATAGAAAAAATGAACAAGGACGGATATAACCAAAACAACAAGTATAATTATCTATCAGAAACACAAATCACCGAGAAAATGAAAGAGCTTTTAGATAAAAACAAGGTGGTATTTAATTACTCGTCTAAAACTATTAAAACAACCCCTTATAATTCTAAAAATGGTAGCACGATGTTTTTAGTTGAAGTTGAAGTGCCTTATAAGTTTTATGATGTTGAAAGTGGCGAATTTTTAGAAGGTATTGCGACAGGACACGGTGCTGATATGGGCGATAAAGGAGTTTATAAAGCAATCACTGGGGCAGTCAAGTATATTTATATGAAAACCTTTAATATACCGACTGGTGATGATGCCGAAAAAGACAGCCCCGAACTAACTACTACTTATCACAACGAGCCAGCAACTAATCAATCTAAATGGTAAAAATATGGAAAACAACAAATTTGTAAACGGGCTATTTATTTATAACCCACACCCCAAAGCTCCAGAATGGGTTAAAGCTGACATTGTAATTGACTGCGACAAATTCGTGGAGTGGATGAGAGCTAACTATAAGACTGTAGAAATTAATGGCAGACAATCTAATCAAGTCAAACTACAGGTCAAGGTTAGTAAAGATGGTAAATTGTATGTTCAAGTTAATGATTATCAACCGCAGAATCAAGGCCAGTATCAGTATAACGGCACAGCAAGCCCTACAATGCCCTCTAACGCTCCAGTATCACATAATCCTACAGTTAGCCAACTAACACAGAATAACGCACCACAGGCCAACCAAGAGCCAATTTATGTGCCACCAGCAGGGTATCAAGAGGTGGATAATATACCTTTGGATTCTATCCCATTTTAATCTAAATAAATGATAATTCCTAAGTTTTACGGGTTAGTTAAAGATTCTAAACTTTACTTTGATAATAGAGAAAACTTTGACCTTTATGTTGGAACTTTAGACGGGAATAAAGTTGAGGTAATTGTAAAGAAATCCAAGAAGTCTAGAAGCCTAAGGAGTAATAACTATTACTGGGTTTACCTTACTATCTTAGAAGCTGAAACAGGAAACTCCAAAGAAGATTTACACGAATACTTCAAGAGTAAATATCTAAGTCATAGAGTCGGCTATCTGAATGGTAATGAAATAATGTTGCCACCAACCACCACAACTTTAAGCACAGTTGAAATGTCGGAGTATATCAGAAAAATAGAAGTGGAAAGCGGAATACAATCACCCGACCCTAATGAGTATTATAATTAAAAATTATGTCAAATGTTCTAATCGTAGATTTGGAATCCCGACCAGACCCTAAACTAATAAAAATAAAAGAAGACCTTTTAACCGCCAAAGCTAATCTAAAAGACCCCGAAAAGATTAAGGCTGATTTAGAAGAAAAGACCGCTGGACTTCACAAAGAGCTTTCAACCGATACTGATTATGCCGAGATTGTTTGTATCGGAGTGATTAGGAATGAAGAAAAGAAGATGTTTATGTCCGTTAAAGAGTTTGCTGATTGGTATAATCCTATTTATGATATAAATGATATTTGGGTGGGCTACAATATTAAGAGCTTTGACCTCCCACTATTGATTAAACAAGGGTTGAAACAAGGAATTAAATTGCCTTACACCTTTTTACAAGGACTAACTAAAAGATATTACTCGCCTAACTGCCGTGACTTACAAGAGATAGTAAATTACCAAGCTAAGTGGAAAAGCCTAGATGAGATATTAACCATTTATTTTGGGACGCCTAAAAAACCCATAGATTTTCAAACGGCAAGTGTGGAGGAACGAGTTGAGCATTGCTACTGCGATATAAGTGATACAAAGAAACTTTACGAGTTATTTAAGCCTATTTTATGAAATACTCTGACTTAGAACAATTAGCCTTAGAAGGTAAACTTATTCTAAAGAAAGAAATCTACCGGGAGCGTGTTAGAAACCAGTATATATGGGATAAAAATTATGAGCATATTTTAGAAGTTAAAAATATACCTTATAAAGTTTATTCTTATCAGGCTTGGACAGAGGATACGGATAAAAATTCGTTTATAGGATTAAGAAAAGACGACTATAATAAATTAGTAAAAATTTGTGAAGAAGCAAACAAAGAAAAAAGCTAAAACTTTATCCCAACTAACACACGAACTTGATAAATGGTTTTCACTATTTATCAGACATAGGGAAAGTAAAGATGGAATGAATAGATGTGTTTCTTGTGGTAGAACGCTCCCAATTAAAGAACTTCAATGCGGTCATTATGTTTCTCGGTCTAATAGGTCAACGAGGTGGGACGAAAATAATTGTTGGCCTCAGGACGCATTTTGTAATGTCTTTAAGAACGGGAACTACCCCGAATACACCAAGTATCTACTAGATAGGTTTGGTCAAAAGTGGCTGGATGATTTAATTAAAAAAGGTCGTGAGATTAAAAAGTTTACTCGCTTTGACTTACAAGAAAAGATAAACTATTACAAGGAGTGGATAAGTCAGAACGAAAAAAAATAACCCCCTAAAACATTAACAAATTATCATTGACTTTTCTGCCTATCTGTGATAATATAACAACATAAAGAATAACTATGGAAACTAAAGAAAAAGTATTAAATTATTTCAGAGAACACAAAGGTGCTTCAGCTAATGATTGTGCTAAGTGGTTATCTGAAGAAAACGGAACAGTGTTTAGTGTGACTAATGTCTGTAATATCCTAAACCGTCTATCGACTAAAAAGGTCATCTCTATCCCCCAAGATAGTCAGGGAAGGAATGACTATGCTAATCTTAAATTTTTATAAACTAAAGTAAATAAATATGGTTGGAGAATGCTTAAATTGTTTACAGTCAACCGCTGGATATTGCGGACAACATAAAATAGATGATGATGTTGTTTATGTAACATCTACTTATACGCCAGTTAGAAAATATACTAAAAGAGAAGTTGAGATTGAAGTAATGTATTATGCTAAATTATTCTGTAAGTTAAAATGGTATCAACCTAAAAAACAAGCAATAAAAGATTTAAAACATTGGGTTGATTTCTTAAAGAAGTTCAAATAACCCCGGACTGATAACATTATGTTGCCGAACAGTCCGTTGCCGAAGAGCTTCCTTTGCGTATAAGTGTGAGCCTATTGTTGGTAATCTTATCGAAGGTAGGCGAAACGAACCGAAAGGTTTATTAAAGGCATAGCAAGTGGAACTTGCGACCATTAGGAAGCAGTTAAAATAATAAAGGCATATTAGCCACTTGCTATGGATAAAGTTAAATTAAAAAATATGAACGACCTAAAAGACAAAATACTTTCAGAGTTTAATAAAGAGTTTAATAACGGTAAGGCATCTTTCTGGTTTACTGATGAAGAGTGTTATGCTGTTAAAGAATTTCTATCCTCCGCCATAGACCGAGTTTATCAAGCAGGGTATAATGAAGGAGAGGCTGATTGTTATGATTTATCTGATTAGTTCCTTACTTTTAGCAGGTTTGTAAAGTATATTAGGCATAGTCCTTTTACACTATCTAATCTGCTATAAGTAGTGAATTATCACTACAAACTCAGCCAACTTTGTAGTGCTTAAGCCTGTTGAGAAGTTGGGTAACCTTTTATTGGTATCTTAAGTTAAATGACCTGAAGTCAACTATAGATGGTCAGCTACAAAAATTACGGTGCCATTGTGAGGTGTCTGACCTGTTATAACACCGTATGTATCGCTGAAGAATGGCATAGGCGATACAAGATTGTTTATTAAAGCGTGAGTGTGATGAGTGGTAGAAAGCGTAAATCTTTACAAGCGTTTAGTGGTCTAAAATATTTTAGTAGCTAGACGGCATCACCAATGTTTGGCGAAATTCCAAACCTTATCACACCACGCTTTAGTAAATAATCAAGGCAATCTTTGCTAACCTGTGGAAAATTAAAGTTAACTTATGTTAATCCGATTAGAAGAAGACCATCACTTAGCTTTAGTGCGAGCAGGATACTTCCCTTATGGCAGTGCTTGGTTTTATAAAAAGATTATCTATTGGAAGAACGAAAGTAATAAGTCTTATTACCACGCCATAGTTGACTATTATAACCGAAGCATAAAATTACATATTGATACGCATAAAGGCAGTAGTTCTAGTCATAAGACAGAGCAAGACACGCCAGCTTTAAGGAGGGAACGGAGTAGAATAAGAAAACAAACCTTTGCCGGAAAGCTAAACCTTATACAAGAAAAATATAATCAAGTTAATAAACCAGCACATTAGCTGGAATAAAAATAAAAGTATGGAAAATGCAACACAAGTTAATCCATTTGGATACTTTAAGCCAGCGGAGGAAATGTTACCTCTTATTCAAGAGGTAAGAGAGGTTTATACTAAGACTCATAAGTTTTTACTGTCATTACCAGAATCAAGACAGAGAGCAATCGCAATCACTGAACTTGAAACTAGTGCTATGTGGGCTATTAAAGGATTAGTATTAAACCACGAGGGTTCAACTCAACCAAACGAATCGGGAGTTACTGGTGCTTAATATAATCTAACGAAAGACCTTAACAGTCTTTCTCTAAAGCGAGAGGGTGAATGTGGCGTAAAAGTAACCGCAAATCAGTGTCTTCTATAGTAAATTCACTGAGGATAATTAAGTGTTGGGTGACTATACAAGCATCAGAGAATACGTCAAAGCATTAGATGTTTAGCAGCCAAAACATCCTCGTCAATTCCCAACCATTACTCTCTTGCTTTAGATAAAGATTATTAAGAATAAAATGTATGAAATCAAAATGTTGTTCCGCTCCAGTTAAATCTGTTGGCGGTGGAGACTTTAACGATGATGACGAGATAGGGACTTGGCACTTTGAGTGCGAAAAGTGCGGATTGGCGTGTGATATTCAACCCTTGACATTTACAGAGAGGAAGTTAGCTGAGTATAAGGATGATTTAAGAAACGTTACTGACCAGAGTGGAGTATATTTTTTAAGAAACTTAGGACAACACGAAATACAATCAATAGAAAGATTTATTGATAATATCCTTACCCAAGCACTTAATGAACATATGGAGGCTATTTTATCAGCACTACCTGACACAGAATATAATATGATGAACGAGGCTTATAAAACTAAATTCTTAAATAATCTAAAGTCCAGTGGGCTGTAAAAATTATGGCAAAAACAAAAGTTAAAATACTAGGAGATGTTCATCAAGAAAACGCTAAAAACGGAGACATTGGATTTATTGACGGTTATGTTCGTGGAGGAGATGACAGACCTTATGCGGTGGTAGTTATTGGTAAAAGCTTATCATTTGTTCCAATTTATCAGATAGAAGTAATCTAATAAAATAATGTTTAAGTTAAAAAATTAATTAGACTTAATAAATATGCCATTTATCAATCACAAGTTAATCAATCCAAAAGAAGTTTGTAATTCACCTGAACACGAGCCACCAACACTCATACACCTAGAGCCAGGAGAACACACTTGGAAGTGTCCTATGTGTGGTGAGGAAATAGTTATTAATATTCCTTTAATAAACTAAAGACGCTGGTCTTAACTAATATGATACACGTAATAATGATACTTATAGGAGGGCTTATAGTAGGTTCTACGTTTGATAAGGCTTGTAGAGACCACGATTGGATAAGATTTTGCGTTGGAGTTGTTTTAACCCTGCTTCTAATACTTATGATTTTATTTTAATAATATGCCAAACACAAGAGACTACACTTCCTTAGAAATTTCCCAACGACTAAAAGAACTTGGTTTTGTAGCTGAGACTGATGCTTGGTGGATACAAGATTTAAGAGAATATCAAGTTTTAGTAAATGAAAGTTATCTTAACCAAGCTGAAATTAACAAGAAAGATGTCATTCCAGCCCTCTCCGCTCAGACACTATTAGATATATTGCCAGCTAAATCAATAAAACAGGCAGGTGGTAAGGTTAATAATATGACCATTATTAAATCAGTTTCTGGTGATAGCCATATTCATAGTGGAACCTATTTTACTTACGCAGACACCCTAGCCAACGCTCTAGGGAAAATGTTAGAGGAGTTAATTATTAAAGGGGTTGTAAATGTATGAAAATAAAATGCTACGATAAATACAACGAGCAGTGGATTTACATTGTTTTAGGCAATGATGACGAAATGTATAATACTGAGAAATATTCTAATTCTAACGGAGTGTTTCATAAACAAACAATTCAGTTCCAAGCTGTTGAAGGTGATAATGATAGTTGTAATCCTAAGAGGTGGAGCGACTTAGAACAGTTTACTATTATTGAAGAATAACCTACTAAAATAACTAAATCTTTATAGATTTTGACCTAAAATCTACTAATATGAAAATACATTTTGACACTTTAGCTGGTGATAAACTTACTAATCTCTTATGTGAGGTAGGTGGTATGATAGAGAGCGGAACTATACCAGTAGGAATGTTAGGTCTTAGTGACGATTCCGCTATTTACGTAGAATTATTCAATCAAATAGATTCAAGTGAGGAAGAGATTTGGTTTACTGATAAAGGTTTAGGATTAAAATAATATGGTTATCCCAGAAAGTCCAATTGTTCATTTATACATTGCTTACGATAAATATGAAGCAATGATTAAAGAAACAAAGTGGTATCAATTTATAAGGAGAAGTAGGTTAAAAAAAGAACTTTTTAAAGCTAGGATACAAGGTGCTAATCTTGGATTTCAATTAGCATTAAAAGATTTAGCAGATTGCGGTATAATTAAATTTAAATAAATATGCCACCACTAATTGAATGGTTTAAACTTATCCTCTTAACCTTCTTAGCAGTCCTAGCCTTTCAGACCTTTAAGACTACCTTAGATTGGATTAGCCACGAGAAATTGTTAGACAGGGAGATGGTTTATAAAATAGAGGAGTTAAAATTAAAGAAATGAAGATATTTAATTACAATATAGACATCTTTGATTTACAATTATTAGTGTGTGTTGGCTCTAATGAAAATGATATAAAAAAATGGGCAGATAAAAATGGCACTAAGGAGTTTAAGATTTTAGTAAAGCAAGGACTGCCGATGTTTAATGATAATACACATAATAGCGGTTTTGTTTACAGGACGACTGATAAAAATGGATTATCTTATTATATTCTTTGGCTTAAAAAACACGATAATAGTTGGGAATGTTTAGATACCTTACTTCACGAAATAATCCATATAAAACAAGAAAAGTTTAAGGCTTGCTTAATAGAAGACGAAAGAGAATTTGAGGCTTATTTTGT